TGAAAGTGGAACGGATCTCGACGCCGAAGGCGGTTGGCGATCAGGTCGGCGGAGGCACGCCACAAGTGGCGGTTTCCCAGGGGATTACGTCCGATAGCGAGCCGGGTCAGGCTCCTCAGACGGAGACGGATGCGGCGGGCGATGATCTCGCGGACGCGCTTGAGCGGGACATGAACTGGTATCTGACGAAGGGTGATCGCGGATATTACCCCGACACGTCGAAGATGTTGTTCCACCGGGCGATCATCGGCATCGCGTTCAAGGAGGTGTTTCGGTGTCCGCTGGAAAGGAAGCCGATCTCTCGCTGGGTGATGGCTCAGGATCTGATTGTCCAGGGCGATCCGTCGCATTTGGAAGCGGCGGGGCGGGTGACGAAGCGGGCGAAGGTGTCTCAGTCGACGATGCGTCGGTTGCAGGTGATGGGGCACTATCTGGACATGCCGTTGTCCCATCCCACGGGCATTACTTCCAATACGGAACTGGTGATTGGTGAGACCCAGGGGACGACGCCGCAACCGATGTTGCCTCGGGATTTCGACCACACGGTCTACGAGAGTTGTTGCGAACTCGGTTCGGGGACGGCGCATGACCTGATCGGATCGCTGGCTTTGCTGGATCAGGATGAAACGGGCGAGGAGCCCGGGTATCCGTTGCCTTATCGGGTGAGCATCGACGTCGATAGCCGCCAGATTTTGGCTATTCGGCGGAACTGGAAGAAGGGCGACACGGACCATCGGATCCGTCCGAGGTTCGTGAAATACGGCTTCATTCCTGGGTTTGGCTTCTACGATATGGGTCTCATTCACATCGTCGGCAATCCGACTCAGGCCGCGACGATGATCCAGAGATCGGTGGTGGATGCTGGGTTGTTCGCCAATTTCCCGGCCTGGGCGATGTCTCAGTCAGCCGCTTCTCGGCTGGAGAACCCGATCATGCGACCGGGTGTCGGGGAGGTGGTGAAGATCCCGACGACGGGTCAGTCGAAGTTGTCCGACAATTTGATGTCGTGGCCATACAAAGAGCCGTCGGCGTCATCGATGGCGATGCTCACGAAACTGGAGGGCGACGTCCGCCGGATAGCCGGAGTGGTCGAGCTACCCGTCGGTGAGGGCCGGTTGGGGAACACGCCCGTCGGCACGATCATGAGTTACATCGAGGCGATCTCCCAGGTTCCTGGCGCGGTGCATAAGGACGACCATATCGCCCAGCAGCAAGAATTTGAACTCCTCCGTGAACTGATCGCCGAGGAGCCGGACGTTTTGACGCGCGGGAACAAGGCCCCCGCTCGCAAATGGCAAATCAAGAAGGAGTTGCTGGCTCCGGATCTCATTCCACGGGCCGATCCGAACACGCCGTCCCAGATCCACCGGCTGACGAAGATCCAGGGTTTGGTGATGCTGGGCGGGCTTCCTCAGTTTGGGCTGGGCGACAAAGAGGGCCCGATCGTCAATCAGCGGGCGATCTTCCGCCGTGCCGCTGAAGTGCTCTCGGGTGGGGATGCCGAAGAGTTCATGATGCCGCCTCAGCCTCCGGATGAGGCTCCGCCACCGCCGGATCCGAAGGTTCAGGCCGCTCAGATCAAAGCCGAGGCGGATCAGGCGAAGACCCAGGGTCATTTGCAGGAGAAGGCGCTCGACCATCAGGGCAAGCTGACGGAGATCCAGGCGAAGGCGGCTCAGGCCGAGGCTGATCGGATGAGCGAGGACACGCGGGCCGCGATGCAACTGGCGGGAATGCGGCTGAAAGCCGGGCATGACGCGGGCATGAAGGCGGCGGATCATGCCCACGAGTCGTGGCAAAACGAGGCTGATCGTCAGCATGAGCGGACGCAAAGCGATCAGGATCGTCAGCATGACTGGGCCCAGGGCCAGGCCAACCAGCAACACGAGGCGGACCAGAAGGCTCAGGACCGGTCGCATCAGGCCGGGATCGAGGGGCAAAAGCTATCGGCGGGTTTGATGTCGGACAAGGGTGATGAGTAGGCCGATCTTCACCGATCCCGAGCCTTTGCCGCCGGATGCTCCGCCGTTCGTCGATGACTTTTCGCGCGACGGCTACGCTGGCGCGGTCGAACGGGCGGTTACTCGGATGTCTCAGTTCGACCGGCTTCCCCCGGAGCGGCGTGCTCGGGAGTGGCAAGATCCGTTTCCTGGTTTTCGGGTGAAGCCTCGGCGGAGGAGGTATCTCGGATGAGTGAGGAATGCGGCTCGTGCCGCTACTTTCGGCGGATCAGCGTGGGTCATCCGCAAGGCGTTTGCCGGGCTCGACCACCGGTGCCGATGATGATCACGATCGCCAAGAACCGGGTGACGAATGATCCTTTCCCGGTGATCAATACTTACTGGCCCGAGGTTCCCGACACCGAATGGTGTGGAGACTATGTGCGGAAGGCTTTTGGGGCGGCGATCGATCTGGAGAAGATGGATCGCACGGAGGCCGAGGGAAGCGCGTGATCCAGAGCCGTCTTCCGAGATGGCCCGACCGAGACAAGATCCCGCCCCAGGATATTCCGGACAAGATTGTGTATTTCCCAAAAAAGAGCGTAGATCGGCCAGTCTCGTCCTGGTGGCGCAAGGTGGCGCGTGTATGGAGGATCATCCGTGGATAACTGCATGACCCCGCAAGAGCGCGGAAAACGGGATTTGCGTGAGGCCGGATACGCCGCTGGCGGTGCCATTAAGAAGGATGGCGGGGCGGTTCACTCGGACGAGGCGGAAGACAAAAAGCTGATCAAGGAAGAGCTTGGTCACGCTCGAATCAAAGCGAAGGGCGGCGGTGCGGTGAAGGGCATGGCCCCGCCGTTCAGCCCCGGTCGGAAGTCGCGCGCCGCTGGCGGCGGGATCGACGACACTCAGGCGCTGGCGAAGGGCGGCAAAGTGAAGGGCAAGCCCGGGATTGGGAAGGTGAACATCGTCATCGCGCACGGTGGTCCGCCCGGTGGTGCGCCGGGTGCCGGTGGTCCGCCGCCGATGCCGCCGCCGAAACCGCCGATGCCTCCGCCCGGACCGCCTCCGGGCGCGGGTCCAGGCGGTCCACCTCCGGGAATGCCGCCGGGTGGTCCACCCGGATTGCCTCCCGGAGGTCCGGGCGGTCCGCTTCCTCCCGGATTGAGGGCTCCGATGGGTCCGCCTGGAATGCCACCGGGAGGTCCGCCGATGCGACCGCCGATGGCCGCTGGTGGCGCGATGCGCGACGCGATGGGCCGGTTCGTTGGCGGTGCCGTCTAGTGATCGTGATCCCGGAATACCTGATGCGGTCGCTGATGGCCCAGATCGTCGACGCGACGCATGGGCTCGTCGATACCGCCGGGGATCCGGTGATCATGAGCACGATCGCGGAGCCTCAGCTTCGGATGGCGGCGTTGGTTTCGATCCAGATCGCCACCGGCCAGGCGGTCTGGCCGGGGGACAAGAAGATCCAGATCCGTCGGCCAAAGATGGCCCACAGCATTTTCGCAGAGGAGTAGACCATGAGCGAGACCCAGGAAGCGGCACCCCCGGTTGTCACGGTGAGCGGCGATGCCGAGCACGGCTGGATCGTCGACGTCCACGATGGCGACAAACACGGCGTCTATTACCCGAAGGGCAAGGACGCCGAGGAAGTCGAAGACGCCGCGCTGAAGGCGCACGGCTACAAAAAGCCCGCGCCCGTGGCCGCGAAGAAGGAAGAGCCGCACGACACGAAGCACGACGACAAGAAGAAGTAATGTCAGCCGAGGCGCTTCGAGCGTTCACCCATGAGAAGGTGAATAAAGAGGCGGAGATGTATGTCGAGGAACTGATCGGCCAGATCGACGGCACTCTGGACCGGGTTCGATACAATCAGGGCTACGTCGCCGGTTTGAGGCGGGCGATGGAGCTTCAGGACGAAGCCTACAAGGGAATGGACGGATATGGCTGATGTCGCGAGCGCGCTCCACGGGTGGGGCCACGAAGATTACGAGATCGCGAAGGACCACATCCATCGCCAACTCGGGAGCATCGACAACCTGGAGGTTTTCGGGCGTCAGGTGCTCGTCGCGGTCTATGTGCGACCGGCGGAAAACAAGCGCACGGGGCTGAGTTTCACCGCGAAGAAGCAAGAAGCCGACTGGTATGAGGGCAAGGTGGTGCTCGTCATCCGGGCCGGTCCGTCGGCCTTCAGCGGCGACGACTCTTATATAGAGTCGATGTATGGCGATCAGCCGCCGCCGAAGCCGGGCGACTGGCTCTTTCAAAACGCCAACACCGGGATCCAGTTCTCCTTCCAGGGCGACGGCTCAGAGCGGGTCAAATACGAGGACCGGCACGGCGAGACGCACGATATGTATCCCGGGGACGGGTGGCAGGTTCGCATCGTCATGGATGACGGATTTCTGGGCCGGATCCCGCGACCGACGTCGGTCGTATGACCCCATCGGAGCGGATCCAGCCCGCGATCGTGGCGATCTACAACGCCATGAACTCGAACGTCCCGGCGGTCCCGCCTTACAACAACATAAGGCAACTCCTCGACGGCGATCCGGATCTTCTGGTCTACGCGAAAGCCGAGATCAAACGGCTTCGGGATCCTGGGAAGCGCGGCGTGCTGGCGGAGAGCGATTACGAGAGCAAGATCCGGTGCCAGGCGCTGGAGCGGATCATCACATTATATAATGAGGGGGGACCATGAGTGATACCGTCACCATAACGGCGGATAACGGCGACACCTACGTCCGCCAACCGAGGAACCGGCGCGAGCGGGAGGCCCCCGAGGTCCAGGTCGAGGCGGAGGTCGTCTCCCCGGAAATCGCCGTCGCCGACGCCCATGAGCAACTTCAGGCGAAGGATCGTCAGGTCGCGGAAGCGCGGCGCGCGGCGCGCGAGGCCGATCAGCGCCGTCAGGCGGCGGAAGCTCAGGTCGTCCAGGCCCAGGAAGGCCGGGTCAACGATCGCCAGACCGTCGTGGCTCAGGCTCTGGAAGGAGCCAAATCCGAGCAAGCGGCGGCGAAGCTGGCCATTCGATCAGCCCGGGAAATGGGCGACGTCGACGCGGAACTGGCGGCTCAGGAGAGTTTCCAGGGTGCGACCTATCGGATGGCCCAGGCCGCTGGGGAGCTTGAGTATCTGAGGGCCCAACCGAGGCCGTCGGCGCAACCCCAGAGAACCGGTCGCACATCCGAGGCCCAGCAATGGCTTGATGACCATCCTCGTTTCAACACCGATCGGGTCTACCGGGGTGTCGCGACCGACGCGCACAACGAGGCTCTGAGGGAAGGTCATCCCGAGGGAAGCCGGTCATACGTCGATTACATCGACCAGATCATGACGCGAGAGTTCGGCGAAGGACACGGCCAGGTCGAGGACAATCAGCAAGGAGCGCGGCCCATGGCCCCAGCGAAACGGCCCACCTCGGTCCCGCCGTCTCGCGGTGGTGGAGGCGGATCTGGATGGAAGACGGTCAAAACCGAACTGGGCGACCTTTTGGTTCAGGAGCGGTCCGACGGAACCAGGGGTATTCGGTTCCCGAACGCCAAGACCCAGGCCGATTTCGAGGAAGGAGCGCTTCTCGATAAGCGGGCATCGCGATCGCCGGAAGACTTCAAACGGGCGCTGGCCGAGTATGCGAACGAGCATGTGATCATCGCTCAGGAGCAAGCCGATGGCGGCAATGGCGACATCGTCCGTGGCGATGGTCGGGCCTTTAACTAAGGGGAATGACGGTGAGCGAGACCACATTCAAGATCACGCCGGAAACCTTGGCCGAGGTCGAGCAAGCGGCGGCTCCGGAGCGGACCCCCGACGAGCAAGCGCGCTACGACCAGCGCATGGAGAACCTGGCCAAGGGACGCGCCAAGTTCCAGGCGACCATGGCCGAGCGGCGCACGGCGAAAGACGCGGCAAAGGCCGGGGTCGGGAGCAATCCAGGACCGGCGGAGCCCGCGCGAGCGGCGAGAGAGGAACGGGCGGAAGAGGTCATTACCCGTGTGCGGCGCGATGAGCGCGATTCGGGATGGGCTGATCTCCCGAAACATCAGCGCAAACCGGGCTGGGATTACGAATATAAAACCATCCGGGTTTACAACGAACCGGTGGATCCTGGTGAGATGCTGGAGATCCGTAATGCCGGATGGCGTCCCGAGAAGGCGGTCGACTGGCCGGATCTCGTGGAGCCCGGCACATCGCCAGACGCCCCGATCGAGCGGCGCGGCCAAAGACTATATGGAAGGCCGATGCGGCTGACCCACGAAGCACGGCAAGAGGATCTCGCGGCGGCGTATCAGCAACAACGGGATAAGACGATGGCGGCGGCGTCGGGAAAGTCCGCGACGCGCGGAGAAGAGGGTATTCCCAACGGTCGCGGCGTCAGGTCCATCCCGATCAGCGTCGAAATCGAGGGTCTCGCCGGGTAAGACGCTTGACACTTTCTTGTAAATACTCCAACGCTGGGCACTAACGCCAAGGCCCGCGCCGGGCCGGGGTTTTCATTCACAGGGTATGCCGTCCCGCTCCGGGGCCAAGCATCTCCGGGACGGAAGCCCCATCCATGGCGCTCAATTCCATCTCGCCACTTGGCCTGATCCGCTCCAACCAAATGGTCGGGGCACCCACCTACGGGTTATCGGCCTATAAAATCAAAAATGGATATACCGGGAATATCGCCATCGGCGATCTGGTGCGAACCGGAGGTGCCGGTGTCAATCAGGGTGAGGTGATTATCGCCGCCTTGAACGATACTTCATATCTCGGAGTATTCGCCGGGGTTTATCCTTATTACGATATCAATTTCCAGCAAACGATGCACGGCCAGAACGGGGCCTATAAGGCCGGTGCCGCGCCGCCCGCTGGGGTGGATATCCCGTGCGCGGTGATCGATGACCCGTTCACGACCTACCGGGCTCAGGTTCAGGGCGGTCCATGGGCCGAAACCTGGAGGGGCCAGAACATCAACTGGGTGACGGGGACGAACGGGGTGCCGAGCGCCGCCGGTCTCTCGTCGCTTTTGCTCGATGGGGCCTCGATCAACACGACGGCGGCGCTTCCGCTCCGCATTGTCGGGTTGGCTGGCGTCGCGGGCGGGCCGCAAGACCCGACGAACACCAATCCGTGGATCCTGGTGAGGATCAATCCATCCCTCGTGGAAAACCTTCAGGGACTGGGGATCTGAACCATGGCAATCACAACCTCGCAAATCCCCGCGTTGCTCCTCCCAGGCGTCCGCAAGATCAAGGGTCTCTATCGCGAGATGGATACCCAGTGGACCAAGATCTACGCGAAGGGCCCGTCGAACATGGAGGCCGAGCGCACGGTCCATGTGCGGTATTTGCCCTTGCCGCAACTGAAGCTCGCGGGCACGCCGACCCAGTTCGATATCCTCGCCGGGCAACGGTTTACCTGGAATCATCTCCACGTCGTCTTCTCCCTCGGCTATGCGTTCACCGAGGAAGCGCTCGACGACAACCTCTACAAGTCAGCGTTCGACGCGGCGAACCTCGGGCTCGCCAGATCGTTCCGCCAGATGAAAGAGATCAACGGGGCGGCTCCTCTCAACACGGGCAACGTGCTGAACGCCACCATCGGCGGCGATAACCTCCCCCTCTTCGCTACGAACCACCCCGTTGACGGCTACCAGGTGCCCAACACGCCGACCAATCAGGTCGGGCTGAACGAAAACTCGCTGATCCTGGCTAACAACATGATTCGCCGCTTCCGCGACGAAGCCGGATTGCTCTACGGGAGCCAGGGCAAGAAGCTGGTGGTCCCGGTCGAGCTTCGCCACGTCGCCAAACGCCTCATGGAGACCGAACTCCGCCCCGGAACCACGAATAACGACACATGGTCGGTCAAGGAGAACGACGATCTCCGCGACGGCTACGTGGTGATGGACTTCCTGACGTCGCCATATGCCTGGTTCGTGCTCTCCGACTCAGGGGGGCTCATTTGCCTTGACCGCAAGCCATTCCGGACCGAAATCCAGACCGATTTCTCGACCAATAACCTCATGGTTAAAGGGACGGAACGGTATTACATCGGTTGGGACGACTGGCGGTGCGGGTTCGGAGCCTACCCAACGAACTAAGGAAAGCACCAGATGGCCACTAGCATTTTTGATGGGCCGCTGCATGTCCCTGGTTCGATGCAGGCTTACCTGGCGGCTTACTTCGGCTCCCCGGTAGTCGATCCAAACTCGGACGCGGGCCCGTCGCTCTTCTATCAGGGCATCGGGATTCTCGATCCCCGCATGGCCTACATGAAGGACAAGGTCCAGGGCTATACCGGGGTCGTTCAGGCGTTCCAGGATGCGATGGAGATCCGTTCGGTCTCCGCCGTTCCGGCTCCCGTGAGCGCGGTGAACATCGCCGCCGGTCAGGTGCTGACGATCAACGTGCCGATGACGTTCGCGAACGCCTCTTTGGGCGTCACCCGCAACGTGCCGATCCGTCCCTTCTCCAATTCCGTGTTTGGCGCGGCCCCGGTGGTCGCCGCCGCCGTGCTCGACTTCGGTTTTGGCTTCGTCAACGCCACCCTGGGTAGCACCACGGTCATCGTTTCCGACTCTCGGCTCTACACCGTGGGTATGCCGCTGGTGATCGGCTCTCTGGGTAATAGCGCCGGGACGGCTCCACTTCTGACCCAGGTCGCTTCGATCCTCACGGCGACCACCATATCTCTCGCTAATGCCGCGTTGTTCACCAACGCCACCGCTCCCGTTGGAACGGGAGATCTGTGGGGCCCATCGCCGATGGGCTTCCCGCTTCCGCAAGCGGCTTATCCGTTCATGGCGGGTGGTCCGGGCCTTTTTCTCGATCCTCGTCAGGCTATCGCGCGCAATGTGGCGATCACCGGGGTCGCGGGCGGCACGGGCGGGCAAATCGCCGTCGCGGGCTGGGATATCTACGGTGTCCCGATGCGTGAGACGGTCACGGCGGGCGCTGGCGCGGTCACGACCTACGGGAAGAAGTGCTTCAAGGCGATCGGCACGGTCACGCCGCTCTTCACCGATGCCACGCACAACTACACGGTAGGAACCGGGGACGTGTTCGCCTTCCACTTCCGGGCTCCGTTCTGGGAAGAGACGACGGTGTTCTGGAATGGTGCTTCCATGGCATCGAACGTCGGT